ACGCTTAAATCTACAAAACTTGCGTTTTTAGGAGTTGTAGCCCCAATAGTCATATTGTCAATTGTTCCTACATTAGTAGGAGCAACTTCAACCGAACCAGTACCAGTAGGCTTTATATGCACATGACCAGTGCCAGTAGGACTAATGTCTATTTGTGCATTTGTACCATTTAAGTTAGTAGAAACATTGACAGACATATTATCGCCACCGCCAGCACCAACACTCATTTGGGTTGTGCCTGACGCATTTTTAAGCGATAAACCAGCAGAGTTTGATGCTTGAACTATAGGTGTAGTAACGCTAGTAGAAGCACCTAATGTTGTAACACCTGTAGTCGCGCCTGTGTCGCTAATTGTGACTACAGAGTTTTGAATCAACTTTCCAGTTGTTGTATCAAACCTAGCAACGGCATTATCTGTGGCACTGGCAGGGCCAACAACATTACCAGTGCCATAAGGCAGGGCGGGAATGTCAGCAACCACTAAAGCTCTGAATGTAGGAGCAGCCGCACCACCAGATACTGGTCCAGCAAATACATAGTTAGCCGTAGCAGTACTAACACCTGTACCGCCATAAGTAACTGCTAATGGACTGCCAAGAATTAAAGAACTAAAACTACCAGTAGAAGCTGTTGTAGCGCCAATAGGAGTATTGTTAATAGCTCCACCAGTAATAGCAACATTCTCTGCATTCTGAGGAGCCATTGTCCCCAATTGAGGCTGTGGGATTGATCCAATTGCTTGCTCTAATGCTTGTATCTCAAATGAGTAATCAATAACACTAGGTGTTGTTATGTTCTCAGCAGCAATAGTCAGCAAATCCAGATCAATGGCACTGCCGTTATCTTGAAAGAAGTTAACACTGGGTGGGATTGAGCCAATAAATAACTCAATCTGTCGACCACCAGTAGTTGCATACCAAACAAACTTGGTAGTACCAAAACCACCCGTTACTGGCAACCACAAATAATCTGCTGAGTTCAAAGACTCAACGCCACTGTCATCGTTTCTGATGCCGTAATACAGTCGGTTTGTTGGCGAATTACTGAAGTTGACCTGACCGTTAAAGCTGTCTGCGTATCTGATTTGCAGAAACTTGTACAAGTAACTGACAATTCCATAACTTGCTGTAGAAATGGTCCCCGTGTTGGGATTGATAGCCATCGTCTGAGAGAAGTTGGAAAGCAAGTAATTAACTGCTTCTGACAACTCCTCGTTAGTCGGCTTTGATGATACTGAGAATGGCATTAGAAGGCATCCTCAACAATGGTTGCTTGCCAGTTCATTGCTGTTGCATTCCAAGTGTCTGTTGCATCATTTGATTCAACCTTCAACGACACGGTACGAACAGCATTTTGCTGAGTTGTCACCCAGGGGTTGTCAGTAACAATGTCCATTCTGCCTGTTTGACCATACGTTGGGCTTTGAGCAGTAGAGTTAGCACCACCAACAGTAATCCTCAACTCTCCAGAACCAGCCACTTCAGGCAAAGCACGGTGAATGTAGACCTTGCTTGAATAAGGAACAGGGCCTTTTTCTGTCTGCAACACCACGTTATTCCGCTCAAACAAAGCAGGAATTGGCGCATTGTTGGCAAAGGAGTTGCCGATACCAGTCTGTATCAATTGCTGGTTATTTTGACCTGCTGGAGCGTATGTCACGCAACGTGAAACGTATTTGAAGTCATTGCCAACAAACACAGGACCTTCAGCACCCATGCAAGCGTTTTGGATGTCCTTAGGAGCGTTCCAAATCTGTAAGTCATAGCGGTAGGACAACATCTTGTTGCACCACCCTGTAGAGGTTGTATCAGGGTAGTAAATCTCAATCTGGTACTTCTGAGTGTTGTTGACCATAAACACACGGTCAGAGTACAAGCTACTCAAACTGCTAAAAAAGAAATCCTTGACCTTTTGGTTACCCAAAGAATTAAAGCTTGTACCGTCAAAAACCCAGATGTCTCGAGCATCAACTCCGTACACATTCTCGTCAGTGTTTTTCCAGCAGTTGTTGTTCAGCAAACCCCTACCCTGGTTAAACAAACGAACACCAAACACAGGTGTTGTTGTTGACTGGTAAGCAATAGGAGACAGAACAACAGTGTCCCAGTATGAGCAAACGTAGAAGTTGCTACCCAAGAAAAACCCGTCAATCAATGGACCACGAACTGGCACTTCTTGCTCGTTAGCTACGTTGGACAATGTAGGAAGCCAAGTAGCAGGAACACCAGTACCAACAAAGGCCTGTGACCAACGAATGGTTGTACTGAAGTTGGTTACCGTAGATCCAGAGGTTTTGGTCAGGTTACCTGCAATCAAGATGTTACCCACGTTTGGTGAGCAAAAGTTTCGCATGAAACCAGCCGCAGTATTGGTTACGCCAATATCGTAGTTCCACAAGTAATTGTCAGGAGCAGTGTCGTAACGACTAATTTCTGTGCGACTAGGCAAGAAATACATTGGCGAACCAAGGCTGTCATTAATAAAGAAAACCTCACCAACCCATGAGGTTGTGATGTGAATGGCGTCTGTGTAACCAGCAATGGTGACGTTGTTGTTTGCTGCGTATCCGGGGGTGATGTTAACAATTGAATTGTTTGTCAACATGTACCAACGGCCAGCGTTTGCTGAGTCTCGTGTAGCTACGATATATACAAACTGATTATTGGCACGAAAACCGCCTTCCATAAAGATGGGAAAATGCGGAATTAATGACAGAATCTTTTGTTCGCCATCAATCTTCTTGACACCACGAACATCCGTTTCCACATTACGGCCAGAGTTGTACTCATTTGGACCCAAAGCATTGCTTGGGACATCAGGAGTAAACGACATACTAGCAAATGGAGTTCGTAGTTTTGTGTAGTCAGCCATAGTTAAACGTCCAAGTTGCCATAAATGTAAGCATTGTCCCTGAAACTGGTTATTACTCCAACAAAATCAGGCCGCTATCTTCTTGAAGCAAGTTGTAACCATCCTCAAGCTCCAGATTGCTTTGACTCATGTCTGGAGTTGGCCTATTGCCGTCAAAAATAGACAAGACAATAGGGTTGGTTATTGGCTGTACAACAGTGAGCATGATCAAGAGTCCACAGATACACCGACATTAACGCCGGGGTTACTGGTTACTGGACGAGCAACGTAATAAACACCTGGGCTGTAGATTGAAACAGTAGGTGTTGACACGTTCAAGTCGCCAACTTGCGTCACCGTACCACCGGGAGTCTTCAGAAAGATATCCAAAGAAGTGGACAGTGGTAGCCTGACCGAACAAAAGAGACTGATGGTCACGTTTGAGCCAGAGTTTACTGTGATGTCGGTAGAGTTTGCTGCTGTATCACCAGCTGCTAAAACGGTTGTTTGAGCCATGATTTAATCCTTACTTGTCCGACAAAGCGCTGGTGGTTAGTTCACGAAGAACTAGCATCAATACAGGCCAAATCATAACAATGTAAGGCTGATACTGAGCTGGCATAAACTGTCCAATAAAGCCGCTATTGGCCTCAAGGACGGTCAACAAAGCACCCACTAGGGCTACCCAGTAGGTCTTGCTTTTTAATCGATGCTTTATAGCAGCGGTGTTCATTCTGCAATCGCTGGCTGTGCAATCTTGGCTTGGGCAGCTTTGTATGCAGCCACAACGTCAGCAGTGTGAACAGCCGCACAGATGGCTTGCACCCGAGCATCCTCGGCGCTGTAATCATCACCGGGAGCGACAACGTGGCGGTAGAACTTGCTGCTGATTTCAACGCCATCTTCTTTGATGGCAGTCTTGGTGCGGACTTGGATTGAGCCGTTTTCAATGACTTCAATCAAGTCAACAGAGATAACTTTTTCTAACATATCATTTCCTTGTTTCCATCCTGACTATCCAGTCAGGCATTAAGGCTGGTGGGCCGCACCAGTACGGTTAGTTTGGAACGTCTGCCGCAGTGCGGCTAATTTCAACAAGTTTGCTGCCAGACCACACAAACGTAACCGTGCGGCTGTTGCCATCAGCAGGAATTGGGAAAGCACCACCAGACAAACTCCAGTAAGTTGCACCACCAGCCAATGTGATAGATGGAATAACCCCGCCAGATGTGTTTCTAACTTGAACAGACAGCACTTGACCACGAACAAAATAACCTTGACCGCCAATGCCAGGGTGTTCAAATGTTAACGTAAAACCAGCAGTGTTGCTAACATCAACTCGGAAAACAGTGTGCCCAGTGCCAACACCTTTTTGACCAAGAATTGTTACAGTAGCCCCGTAAGTCATCTGGATCATTCCAGATTCAACAGCGTTGTCGTTTACTATACCTTGTGTGTTAGCGACAAAAAAGTTATTTGCGCCAGCGTACACTCGGGAAGTAGCATCAGCATTAAAAAATGGGCCCCCAAGAGAACTAACGTAATTTCCTGAAAACTGAGTTACTACACTGTTTACAAGATTAACAACAGCAGTTGGCGTGCCACCACATTGCCATTGATTACCCCACATGTTTATGTTAGGCACATTTGTTAATCTAAACAATCTGTTTGTTGCGGTATTCGATACCAGATCAAACTCGTTGTCGTAGACGTTCAACACTGTGATGGTTTCAGACAATGGGGTATCAGTTGTATCTACCAAAGTCAACTGAGCGTTTGCTTGCCCGTTGATGGTGTTGCCCTCAAACGTCAGAATGTCGATGCCTTCATTCTTGACGTACACGACTGTATGTGCGCCAGCAGCGTTGCTCTCAATCACGTTGTTGTAGAACAAAACTGGCGTGATGCCGTTGCCTGTAGCCCCGTCAATGTCCAAGAAGCGAGGTGCTGGATTTTGAATTGTGCAGTTTTGAACAACAGAATATCCAAACTCATTACCATCAGCGTGCAAAACTGACCGAGAAAATCGAGTAGTTCCGTTACCTAAAACAAAAGAGCAATTGTCCAGAACCATGTGCATTGCATCAGTGAGCAAAAACACATCTGTAGCGGTGGTAAAGTTTTCAAACGCAATGTTGCGAAAACTAAAATATGTGAACTGAATGTTAAACATGGCCGCAGAGCCACCATGCCAGCGAATTGTTACTGCTGGGCGGTCAGAGCCTTGCTGTGGGGCAGCGGGTTCACCTAGAAATGTGATGCCGCGAGTCGATCCAGCGCCAAGTGCTATGGTGCTTTCAATTCGATAGATGCCCTTGGGAAAATACAAACTGCTTTGAGATGCCGCTTGACAAGCAGCAATAGCAGCAACGATTGCAGCGGTGTCGTTGGTTGTTCCATTTCCTACTGCACCATAATCAAGAACATTGATTGGCGCACCAAGAATCATGCTGTAGGTTGCTTTTGTAAGCGCCATGATTTATGCCCAATACGAGATAGTAAAGAAAATGTAGTCGTTGGCAGACACACCAGTAATTTGAACTCCTGACGAGCCTGCATTGTCGTTAGTTTGTTCAAAAAATATGGTTGAACCAACGCTTACTGTGCCAAAAGAGCAGCAAAGATTTGCGCCAGCAGTCCAATCAACACCATCAAACAAGACTTGCCCAATGGGATATGGGCCGCTTGTTTTTGCAAACGGCAATCCTGTGATTGTTAATGACCCCGCACCAAGACCTGTAATAATAGCTGCGAACCTTAGATAACAAATTAAAGTAACTTGTCGGCCAATTTTTGTGTATGTGGCGTTAGAACTCGACAACTCATAAGTGCCTGCAATGGTGGAGCCAGCAACGACAGGCGTCCAAGTACCTTCCTCATAGTCAGCCAACAACTCGCTTGTGCCAGTGCCAGCGGTGGCAGAAAAGTCGATGCCTTTGCCATCTGCTGCCGCAAAATTACCAGACGCATTAAACCGCCAAGTTTCAACGCCGCCTTGTTGAATAATCAACTGACGGGCAGTTGCACCTTCGTTCAAGTTAAGCGTAACACCCGTGTTTTCAGTAACCGCAAAAGTGGCGTTTGTTCCACCACCAGTGTTTGCCAGCGTCAACGAAACTGCGGTAGTTGCGCCAGTAATTGTTGCGGCTGAAGCAGCAATTGCACGACCTGCGGTCAAGTCAGAAACAGGTACTTTAACGGTAGTCCCACCTTGAACAATTGGCAATACTTCCGTACCTGCCAGTGGCACTGTTGCGCTGGTCAGCGCAGAGATTTTTGTGTCTGCCATAATTATTCCTTAGTCTGAAGATAAGACATTGACCGTGACAAAACCAGCCGCACGGCTAATTGTTCCGCTTGATGGGTTGTGAATGTTAACGGTGACAGTGTTAGTTGCTGATACTTGTGCTTGAAGGATTAGGGCGTTGTTGAGTGCCACGTTCATAGACACCTCAACGTAAGCGCCAACAACAGCACCAGTAACCGTCAAAGTGTGAGTTTCGACACTTTGTGCAGATATGTTCGCAGAAGATGCCGAAAGATTCAAAACACCACGCAACCTTTGTGCGTTTCTAAAATTTAGATACTGCAAGGATGAAGAATCATCACGCTTAAACATACCGACAAATTGATTGTCATCGGTTTGCCAAACAGACAATTCATTAGCAAATAAATTCCCGACAGAAGGTTGCGCTGTTTGATCAAAAGAAGCTAAACGAATTGGCTTGTAAAACTGAGTTGTATCACCAGAAATGCCAGTAGGAGACTGATCAGCGTTAGGGTCCAGAAAAAAGTTAGGGACGTTAGATGTAGTACGTGATCCAGGAAAAGTACCCGAAATGAACATCTGTTGACTAAACACTCCCGCAAAAATCGGGTTGTTAATAAACACGCCAGTTGGATCGTCAACAGCAATACCGTAACCGAGAGTGTTGTTAAAAGTCGAGATGACAATAGGCGCATTAAATACAATCAAAGGATACGTTGTGGCAGCAGTGGTGGGAATGTAGATTGGGCTGCGGTTCGCCCCATCGGTGTTGCTGCGGTTGCAGTCCATGACCACAAGGTTGTCAACAATAATGCGCTGACGATACCCAGAGCCGCTTGCAGCACCACGCTGAAGGCTAAAACCACTGCGTTCAGATGTTTGGCTAACGCAGTCTTTAAACAAAATGTAAGCCAATGCACTTGCGGTGTCGTTTAAGAAAACACGGAAGTTTGCTTCGGCTGGTGAAGATATGCGAGTACCCGTCACTTCGTCCCAGCAATTATCAAAACCCTTACAGGCAATCAACTCAATGGACAAAGTTGCATCTGCACCAGCGTTGTACGGCTTGAATCCAGACTGGTAGTTTTTAGATGCGTAGCAGTTTAAATACTTAACGTCTATGGTCTGCCAAGTGTTATTTGGCTCGTTCCAGAATCCATCACCGCTGTTGCCTGGGCCTGGAGTTGGAGATCCGGGGTTGTCGCCAATGGTAAAGCTAGACTCACAATCAATAAATCGAATGTTTGTGCCACCAACAACCACAATGCCGATGCGTGGAGAGAAAAACGTCTTGACGTTGCGAACTTCCATGTCATCAACACCACCAACATAAAAGCCGTCATAACCAGCACGGTCAATTGTGATGTCGCTCACCAAGATGTTTTTGATCTTGCCAAAGTCAGCTTGTTGAGGCGTGTCGCTTGTCTCAAACAGGATGCCGTCATAACCAGCAGGCGACCCAGTTTGTTCATCTCTGCGGCCATCCAAGATTGCGCCGTCACCAATAAACGAAATGTTCTCAATTGCGGGGTCGGTTAAAAATGGCGTGCGGTGGCTAACCTCAAACATAGAGATTGCACCGTAGGTTGGGATTGTGCCTTGCGAAAACGTAGTCGTTGCTTTAATGGTTGAACCATTTAAGTAAACAGTTGTGTTTGTAGGCACGTTAAAACCGTGGCTGATCAGATAAGTGGCTTTGGGAAAACTAACCCCACAGCCACCAACAGACCGAGAATAGTTAAAAGCCGCAAGAATCGCAGCAGCGTCATCTGCAATGCCGTCACCAACAGCGCCAAAATCTTGCACGCTAATAGTTTGGGCTAGTTTAGCCTCTACGTTGGTTGCCACAGAGTTAGTAAACGGAGGCGTGTAGCCAACATTGTTTGCTGTACCAAAATAAGAGTTTGGCAGGGCTTGTCGATACTTAACAAGAATGACCGAGCCAAGTGGGGCAGGGGTAGTAGTTGTGAATGTTGTGCCAGAAACCGTGTAATCAACGACAGGAACCTGGGTAACACCGTTAATGCTTACATCAAGGTTGTTGACCACAACTGGATCTTGAGTCAATGTCCAAGTTGTATCAATTCCATCGCCAGTGAATGTGTCGGCATATGCTGTTGCATAAATAGACGTAGTGGCAGAAATCAATCCTGGTTCAGACCAGACAATGTTGGTTGGGCTGCGTGAATCAACAAAAGCAATAGAAAACCACACGCTATCCAAGGGAACGCCTGTAATAAAGCTTGTCCAGCCTGTTGGGGCTGTGCCTACATTGGTCAGGAAGTTCCATGAGCCACCAGTTGGCGTTGCTGGTTGAGCGGAAGAGGTTCTAAAGATAAACCACTCAAAGTAAATAAAAGAATTGGGCAGAATTTGCCCAGAAGACAAAGAATTGCCGTACAGGCTATTAGATTCACCGCCAGTGCCAAACAAATTTCCGGTTGCCATATTCTTTCCTTACTTGAAGCTGTAACGGTAGTTCCGAGGTTGAAACTCGGAAGTCAGATGCTGATCACCGCCTCGCCATTTATCTTTGAAATTCTGATCTGCAATTAAACCATAAGCGTCATCAAAACGGGCCTTCCATTTCTGAGCTTCATCGGTGTTTTTGTTCTTGTCGTAGTACGCAGACAAGGTGCTGTACAGATAGCCTTCAGGAAATGAAAGCAACAGGTCATTATTTTGCACAATGGGATCAGAAGCGTCATTTGTTGGAGAGAACAACAACCTGTATGACCTTTGGTAATACGCTTTGATGATGACGTTACTGCCAGGGTTTGGCGTAAACACATAGCGGCCACCAACTTCAGAAAATGAAGCCCGGATAACCCTTGGCACACCAAATGGCCGTATATACAACTGGTCAATCATTCTGCGGCGAATGATCTCACGGTCACCAACACGGTCATACACAATCCAAGGGCCAAGGCTATTCCCATAGGCAGGTTGATTAGATGGTTGTGACTCTTGGAAAAACAGAATAGGCCAGTTCATGTCAGTGGGAATATCTGCCATGCCTTGAGCATCTGTAATCAGAACAGAAGGGGTCAATGGGTTGTAGGGGTCACTACGCAGAGCAGGTAGCTCAATCACTCGCATAGCCATTTCGGCGTTTTGAATGCAGGTGAGAATTTCCATTGAAGACTGTGATGGCAACTTGAGAATGGTTGCCGGGTAAGTCGTGTTGGCCCATACGCTATCAGGATCACACACAATGACCTGCGTACCACTGACCGAAATAACCACCGTGTAGGGCAGCATGGTGCTGGGCCCAATGAAGTCTCCAGGCATCAACTGCGCTGCTGGATTGGCAGAAAGGGTGAGGATGGGATAGTAGCCGCCTGTTGAGTTAGTCAGGGTGACAGTCAAAGGGCTAGGGACTGCACCGACCCAGTTGGCAACTCGGCTTACTAAAGCGTTTCCAGATTGAATAAACAGAGCCGCCATTTTTCACCTTATTTCGTAGGTACAGCCGGATTATAGGGCAGTGGGATTTTTCCGCTAGGGTGGCAGACGAAATCGCTGTAGTGTTCATTCACAATAGCGTAAAACAAAATCTTGTCTTTTTTGTCTTGCTTAATTAACTCCCAAGGACGGTTGTTAAACCACTTGGAACTGATTTCGTGAGCAAAGCATTTAGGCAGCTGCATCATGTGAGCAGTGCCAGCAAAGAATGGATTGTCAGTACCGTGGATCTTGTAAAACTCACGCTGTTGCTTGCAAAACTCTTTGACGTTCTCTACGTTCTTTTGTTCATATTGGACGTATCGATTGCCGTTAACAGCACCGACTTTGTAGTCAATATTGTCGGTCTTGAATGTCTGCGACCAAGTGCCAGACTTGACCTCATTAAAAAGTTTGTCGTTATGACGGAATACACCGTCAACACCAGCTTCAAGAATACCCTTTGAGTAGTATTCCTCGTTGATCTTTACATCATCATCATTCATATTTAATGCCATACAAACTCCTTACCAAAAGAGCCTTTTGCAAAGCTCTTTCAGTAATTTATTTGATAAATTAGTCTTTAGGCAACAGTTGAACTGTGAAGCCTTCAAGAATGATGTAATCCGTTGCTGTAGCCAAATCACCAGTGATAGTAACTGACTTGTCAGTGGATGTATCAATTGCAGTGTAAACAGAAGCACCAGTGGCTGCACCACCAATCAACTGGCTAGTCTGCACGTTCAAAACACCACGATTACGGATGGAGTTCATAGAACTGCCACCAGTAGAAGTTGTGTATGAAGATGAAGTACCAACAGCAGAACCACCCAAGTAAACAGCGCCAGCTTTAGCACCAGCAGAGTTGTTGCAAGCCCAGTTTGCAGTAACAATAATTTGACCATTGTTACCAATATCACCAGCAGGAACTGTTACGTTAATCAAAGTAGTTTCAGTGGTAGAACCAGTGAAAGAACTGTTAGAACCCGTAACAGCAGTCAGCGTACCCGATGGGATTACTGGAGTAAACGCAACAGAACCAACACCGTTAGCAACACCGTATTTACCAGCATAAACAACACCTACAGTTGTGCTAGAAAACACAACATAGTAGATACCGCCAGTTGCGTCACCAGATACAGCCGAGGCTGGAAAGTAAACAAACGCAGCAGCGTATGTTGTTGGCAAAGCAGTACCTAAAGTAACAGTACCGTTAGTTGCAATAGTACCAGTGTTAGCAACCATTACTGGAATACCAGATGTGCTCAAAATACGTGGGAAATATTGGACTTGCCCTTGAGTACCAAGAACGCCAGTAATATCACCAGTATTAACATCTGACACAAAAGAAGAGTTGTATTGTTTCCAAGACATTGATGGCATGATTTTTTCCTTTAAAACGGTTAAAAAAACGGGGGGTTATTAGCCCCCCTGAGATTAGGCCAAATAACGCTGGCACTGAGCTGCTGGACGAGGAGCCGTCACAGCTGCACCAGTTGGACTGATGTTAGCCAACACAGCAACACCTGCTGGGTTACGAACAATCAGTGTACCTTCCATGATGTACTGGTCCAAAGAAGCGTCAGCAGAACTGAACACTTCGTTGTTTGGACCCAGTTCACGCAAGCTACCCCAC